AGCATCTCCATACATCTTCAACATCTCTATGCGTTCTGTCTATGGCATGAACGGAATGACAGCAGATGGAAAAAAGGCAGATGGATTCCGTAGCATGGTCGTGGCTCAATTCACGGGAGTTAGTCTTCAAAAAGATGATAGAGCATTTGTTAAGTATGATAAAACTTCAAGGTCATATGCTGGAATTTCATTATCTAAGGTGACTGGAACTGAACTTTCAAATGGATCTTCATCTACTAATCCAGATACAACTTATCATTTAGATGATCGGGCAATTTATAGAAAAGGTTGGGAAACATCTCATATTAAAATTACTAATGATTCAATTCTTCAAATAGTTTCCGTATTTGCTATTGGTTTTAATAAGCACTTTGTCTGTGAGTCAGGTGGTGACGCTAGTATTACCAACTCAAACTCAAACTTTGGACAACTATCGTTAATCTCTGATGGTTTTAAATCAGAAGCATTTGATAAAGATAATAAAGCATTTATCACCCACATACTGCCCCCCAAAGCAAACTTAGAGGAAGAAGAGAACATTGACTGGTTAGGTATTGATGTTGATGTTACAACCACTGTAGGTGTATCTACACACCTCTACATTCGCGGTTTTGAGACTGAAGATAATCCACCACCAACACTAACTCAAGGATATAGAGTTGGTTCTAAACAAAATGATCAATTATTCTTAGTGAATGGTGATAACACATTTACTGCCAATATTTTGATGGAAAATGGTGTTGATAATTCATTTAGAGAATTTGATGTTACTTCAGTATCTAACCGTAAATTAACTATTGGAACTGGACATGGATTAAAAACTGGTGAAAAAATTTACATTATTAGTGATAATGCAGATTATCCAGAAAATATAACTCCACATATCGTTTATTATGCAATTGCATTCTCCACTTCCCCAAATACCGATAAGATTGAAATAGCATCAACAAAAACTGACGCAGAAAAAGGAAATTCAATTGAAATTTACGGTGGGTCTAAACTTAGAGTTCAAACTAGAGTAGTTGATAAATTCTCCGGAGAAATTGGTCATCCAGTTCAATTTGACCCTTCTAGTATATCGGTCACTAGAAATGGTGTTACAACTACAGAAATTGCTGGATGGTTTATTACTGTCAATTCGGGAAATACAATTTATCCAGAACTAAGCAACATTAGTGAAGTAGAAACAAATCCAACATTTATCAAGAGAATTCCAGATGGTAGAAGTATTGATGAAAAAGTATTTAAGTTAAGAGTTGTAATTCCAAAAGAATTCGCAAATGCTAAGAATCCTGAAGAAGGATTTATCATACAAGAATCTAGCACAACTAATGCTCGCAATCAAAGTGATTTTACTTTAAATTCTATTGGATTAAATGACTTTGAATTTGAAAGAAATCTTAGACTTATTGCAGAAGCAACCCATTCTTTAATAACATCCAAATCTACAATAAGAACAGAACTTCCCCACAATTTAGAAGTGGGTGATAAAGTTATTATTCGTGGCATTAAGGATTCTACAAATACTGATGGCACTTTTAATTTTGGTTACAATGGATTATTCTCTGTTGATTCGGTAACATTGAATAATATGGAATTTACTTATACAAATTCTAATTCACCAGGAACATTCAGTATACCTACGTCCAGAGATGAATTTTTGCCCAGATTTGAAAGAAATGATAATAAGAACAATTTTTATATTTATAGAAGTGAAGTAATTAACGACTATATTGAGAATCAACAAGATGGTGTATATCACATCTATGCATTAAAATCAGATTATGCAGTTCCCCAAGAATTTACAGATTTATCTTTCAGTCAAAATGTAACAGATCTCTATCCACAGTTAGATAGAGATAATATAAATGATACTCCAATATCAACCAAATCTAAAGCACTATCTTCACCTATAGGTGAGGTTTATACAAGTGATCTGAAGGGAAGTGTTACTAGAGAATGTACAGATGATCTTCTTAATACATTAAATAAGAATTTATTTATTGCATCTAGTACTAATACTTCTGCTGGTGTCTCTACAATTACATTCAAGAGAAATCATAATTTTAATAGAGTTCTTACAGGAACTCTAACTGATCCTAGTTCAACTAGAAATCAAGGAACTTATTATAACGTAAAACTTTATAATAGTGATACCTTTATAGACGACAACTGGGATGGTGCAACTTCTAAAGTTGTTGTTGGTGCATCAGGATCTATTACAAGTTTCCAGATACAATCTCAAGGATCTGGTTATGATATAAACAGCAATCAACTTTATTTTGACAATACCAATATTGGTGGATCTCAAGATTCTTTCATTACAATCACTACTGCAGGAATTTCAACTGCCGTTGGAGATGTCCTTCAAGTGACAGGATTATCTACTGTCACAGATTCTTTTTATAGAATTAGCGAGGTTATAGATGAAATTAAAGTAGCAGTTGCAAAGACTTCTGGAGATCCTGATATTTCTTCAGAACAATTTGTAGTTAATGTTGGCCCTTCTATTGAAGTAACTTCATCTTCTTTCAACAATAAAGTCACTACATTCAATTGTAACAATTCTCACGATCTTTATGCTGGAAATAAGTTTAAAGTCATTGATACAAATAACAATAATTTAGGCGATTTTATTGTTAAGACTAGAACTAGTGCAACTAGTTTCACTGCGGAAACTATCACACAACTCTCTGCTACACCAAAATATTTACTTAGACATTATTTCTCTTCTAACTCTGGAGTATCTGATAGATCTGACGAGAATCTTTCAGCAAGAGGACAGACGATGTATGCTGGTGATGTTCTGAGAATTGATAATGCTGGAAATCCTATCGGTGTCTCTACACAAAGAATTTCAGTAGAACACCCATCTGCAGGTATTGCACTCAGTGAAAGATTCCCAATTGGATCTTATGTACAGGCAGGTGATGAGATTATGAGAGTTTCTGCTGATAATCTTAGCAACCCAAATAAATTAAATGTTATTCGTGGAGTATTTTCTACTGAATCAGTAAATCATCGTGATGATACTATTATCAGAAAGATTAGACCAATTCCTATTGAGTTTAGAAGACCTTCCATCATTCGTGCTTCTGGACATACATTTGAGTATCTTGGATATGGTCCAGGAAACTACTCTACAGGACTTCCCCAGATACAGACAAGATCTCTCACAGAGAAAGAAGAATTCTTAGTACAATCACAAGAAAGATCTTCTGGCATTGTTGTTTACACAGGTATGAACAATAAGGGTGATTTCTATATTGGTAATACCAAGAAATCCTCTGCGACAGGGCAAGAAACATCTTTCGATACTCCAATTCCTACAGTAACTGGTGAAGATCCTGCACGATTAAGTGTTATTTTTGACGAAGTTACTGTCAAGGAAAGAATTGTGGTAGAAGGTGGAGACTCTGGAGAGATTCTATCACAATTTGATGGTCCTGTTACTTTCAACAATAACATTAGAATGAAGAAGTCACTTTCTGTTACAGGAAGAGTGAGATTGTTTTCGGAACAAAATTCATCTTCTCCTAAATCAGGAGCATTAATTTTAGAAGGTGGTATGGGAGTCGGTAAAAATGTATTTATTGGTGAAAACTTAGATGTTGAAGAAAATCTTACCGTAGATGGACAGTCTACTTTTAATAATTTAATGACAGTTAATGATTCAATAAGAATCAATAGTGCTAATGAACAATTTAGAATTCGTAATGGTTCTACTACAATAAATCAATTCTTAGTTGATACTGACAATGGAAATACTACAATAAATGGCACTTTAAATGTAGAAGAAAATACGACACTTAATAATGTAAATATCGATGAAAATCTTTACATAACAGGAATTACAACATTCAATGGAATTTTAGACGCTAATGAAAGAGCAGACATTGACGAGGTAAGAATTGATGGTAATACTATTACTACAGTTGATAGTAATGATTTGATACTTGATGCCGATTCTAATAAAGTTAAAATTAATGCTAATCTTGAGGTCAGTGATAACACTACACTTGGAAATCAATCTACAGATACTACTACTGTAACTGGCATTTTAGATGTTAATGGCAGAGCAGACATTGACGATGTAAGAATTAATGGTACTACTATTTCTAATGTGAATAGCAGCACCAATTCAAATTTAAATCTGAATCCAAAGGGAACAGGTAAAGTTAAAGTATCCACTACACTTTCTGTAGGTAACCAAACGACCAGGTTCTTAAGTGATGTATCAGGAGATTATGGTTCTATACAAATTAATGGAGGTGGTGAAAATAATTATGAAGGATATTCTATTGATGGACGTGCAGTCTTTATGCACAACGGTAGTACTACAACTGGAATTTATGATGACGTTAATAATAAGTGGTTATTTAGAGCATCCCATGAAGGATCAGCATCATTATACTACAATGGTGATGCTAAAATCACAACCACTAACAGTGGTGTTGACCTGAATGGAACTCTTGATGTTAGTGGTAACACTACACTTGGAGATGCAGGTTCAGATACTACTACTGTAATTGGTACTTTAGATGTCACTGGTATTGTAACTGTCACTGGTAGTGCCGTAATTGATAATGTAAAAATTGATGGTAATACTATTACTACATTAAATACTAATGGAAATCTTACACTTAATCCTGATGGTATTGGTTCTATTATTGCTAGTGGTACTCTTATTGCCAATCAACTCAAAGTAAATGATAATGAATACATTTATGCTGGTAGTGGTAATGATTTAGGAATTAGACATAACGAAACAAATTCACTCATTGAGAATAAAACTGGGTATTTAATGATTCGAAATACCAGAACTGCATCTGATAATGATCCTACGATTTACATTAGAGCAAAAGCAGACGAAGAGAGTATTGTCTGCCGTTATGGTAAAAGTGTAGATCTTTACTTCAACGATAGTAACAAATTTCAAACCACTGACGGTGGTGCTAATATATCAGGAGCACTTACTGTCACTGGTGATATTACTGCTTTTGCTTCAGATGAAAGATTAAAAACCAATATCTCTCCAATAACAGATGCACTCTTTAAAGTTAATTCATTAAATGGATTTACATACAACTTTAATGAGATTGGTGAAAAACTTGGATTTAATCCGGATATTACTTATGCTGGCGTTTCCGCACAGGAAGTTCAGAAAGTTCTTCCTGAAGTAGTTCATCCGGCACCAGTTGATGATAAATATATAACAGTTCAATATGATAAGGTTGTCCCACTTCTAATTGAGGCAATCAAAGAACTCTCTGATAAGGTTGAAAAACTTGAACAGAGATTGGAAGATAAATAACTCTAAAGATTGTAATAATGGCAAATTTTAGAAAGTCATTTAATTTTAGGAATGGTATACAGGTTGATTCGAATAATTTTATAGTAAATCCTAATGGTTTAGTTGGAATTGGAACTTCTCTCCCTTCTGAGGCACTTGATATTGAAGGAAATGCAAAAGTAAGTGGATTAACCACTACCAATACTTTTGCGGTGGGTTCAACTGCCACTTTCTATGATGTCGTTAATATAGGGGATATTTCTCTTGACAGTTCAAACGGTGTTATAGATGCAACATCATATAGAGGAGATGGTTCTTTACTTGATGGTGTTATTGCGATTGCAACTGAAGGACTTATTGTAAACTTATCAGGTCTTCATACCTTCAAATCAGTTGGTATAGGAACTTCTAATCAAAGTTATTACTTACAAATCGAAGGTGATCCCACGATAACAACTGGGGTAGGTATAACTAATGGTATTGTTAAAGCGTCTGGAGGATTTGTTGGAGATTTAACCGGCAATATTAATGCTTCTTCTGGTGTTTCTACTGTTGCTGAACTTGAAGTAGGAGCAGATATTACAATGTCTGCCGGTATTGTAACGGCAACAGCATTTAATGGTGCTTTGACCGGTGATGTAACTGGTGATGTAACTGGTAATGTAACTGGTAATGTAACTGGCGATTTAACCGGTAATGTAACCGGTAATGTTAATGCTTCTTCTGGTGTTTCTACTTTTGCTGAACTTAAAGTCGGAACAGATATTACAATGTCTGATGGTACTATAACTGCCACTACATTTAATGGTGCTTTGACCGGTGATGTAACTGGTGATGTAACTGGTGATGTAACTGGTGATGTAACTGGTGATGTAACCGGCAATATTAATGCTTCTTCTGGTGTTTCTACTGTTGCTGAACTTGAAGTAGGAGCAGATATTACAATGTCTGCCGGTATTGTAACGGCAACTACATTCAAAGGAAATCTTACTGGAACAGCAACTACAGCAAATAATTTAGCAAATGCTGCTAATATAACGACTGGAACTATTAGTAATGATAGACTTCCCACCACTCCACAATTTACAAGTGTAGGAATAGGAACTGATTCTCCTGCTAATACATTCCAACAGAGAAAAACTGGCGCCACAGAACTTCAGATTACGAGTGATACTTCATCGGCAAGTATAACTGTTGGTAGAGAACCAGGAACTAGTAATACAAATAATGCCGAATTTAGATATGGTGGTGGAGGAGGATTTGCATTTAGTAATGCACAATCACTTGATATAGTCAATTATGGAACAGGTAACTTTAATTATTATCTAAGTGCCAATAATGCTGGTGCTGCGGCAGGAGATTATGTCTGGCATAAGGGAGCAAACAATTCTCAGTTAATGTCTCTCACCAAAGATGGTAATCTGGGAATTGGTATTACAAATCCAACACATAAATTAAACGTTCAGGGAATATCTACTTTCACTGATAATGCATATTTTAATAATGATGTTACTATCGGTGGCAGTATAAACATTTCTTCCCTCACTGCAACATTAACGGGTAATGTACAGGATGCATCATCCAATATTATTCTTGATGTATCTGAAAAGTTATTAAACAGTAATGTAAATACTGCAAGTGGTATTTCTACATTTAATAATTCCAAATTTAACAAAATTGGAATTAGTGTAGATCCAGATTCGAGCCACGTAGTAACCGTATGTTCTGACGCAAGGAACAGATTTCATATTACCGGAGATGGAAGAGTTGGTATTAGAACGACTTTAATTAACCCTGATATGGAATTGGATGTTAATGGTGATATTCAAGCAAGACATGGTTTAGTCGTTGGATTAACAACAGAACCAAAGTGTATTATTGACATGTCAGGTGCTGTTGATATTGTTGCTAATGGTACTGCCCGTGCCTCGGTTGCTTATATGATTCCTCCAAGAGTAACAACCACTCAGAGAAATGCATTAACTGACACTGGTGGTAATGCATTGAGTTCTGATGAGGCAGGTGCTATGATTTATAATATAACTACCAACAAACTTCAAGTTTGGAATGGTACATCCTGGAACGATTGCTTCTAAAAACTTATGTCTATCAAAGCCTCTGGCGGTAATCCACCAACCAATTCACTAAAATTTAGTGAAATTGTAACAGAGTTTGGAATACCTCCAAACAAAAATTTAGGTGCTTATCGTGTTAGTCAAACTGTAGGAGGATTATCTAATCAACCACTAGATACCAATATACCACAAAGTGGTGAGATAAAATTTAGTGATTTTTACGGTAAAAGATTAAATGTAATCATTGATTATCATTCTGGATCAACAGAAAATCGTCCAAGTGACGCAAGAGCAAAATATCAGGCAGGATCAGCAAGCGGAAATAGAACTATAATTGGTGGATTTAAAGATAGAATCTTAGGCAATTCATCTGGAAGTAAAGTAAGAATACATGTCAATAAAACAATTGGTTCTGCTGAAGGTAATGTTAATAATTGTGCTGTAAAAACAGGGTCATTTGAAACTGGAACCTCTTTGATAGTGGACATTGGAAATTCTGGAAAGTTATATGGTGCCGGTGGTTCCGGTGGTGCTGGTGGAGATGGTTCAGAAGACGGAGAGCAGGGTTCAGGGGGAACTAGTGCTTTAGGCATACAATTTACAGGAACAATTGTTAATTTATTGGGAGGAGATTCTTTGATTCAATGCGGTTTTGGTGGAGGTGGTGGAGGTGGTGGAGGATATAATGACCCAGATAAAAATTCTCAAGATCATGCCTCCGGTGGTGGAGGAGGTGGTGGTGGTGCAGGATTACCTGCAGGTTCTGGTGGTAGAGGAGGGACAGGTGATTTTGGTAAAGGAGATCCTGGAAGTGCTGGAAGTGATGGAACTATTAGTCACGGTGGATCTGGTGGATCTGGTGGATCTGGTGGTGGATCTGTAGGAGGTGATGGTGGTAATGGAGGAGACTCGGATGCTGATGCCGATAGTGGTGAAGATGGAGGAGGAAATGTAGGTGAAGGTGATGGTGGTGTTGGTGGTGGTAATGGTGCCGCAATTCGTAAAACAAGTGGTATGTCTTGGTCTTATGGAACTAACTCAGGAACAGTAACCGGTGATACAACTGCAAACGATGTAGCATAGATAGTAAGTAATTGTTTATTTTTTGGTCATGGATGATTGTATTGCAGTATATGATGAAGCTTTTAGTTCGGATGATTGTAAAAAACTCATTTCTATGATAAATGAGTTGGAAAATCATAATTTGTTATTTGATAACACCACAAAAAAACATCAAATAAATCACAAAGAGATAAATTTACATCACTATTATGATCTTGCCGCGTGGTCATGTGTAGGTGAAAAGTTTTTTAACTTATTAAATCCATTCATAGAAGATTATATAAACACATATTCAATACTCGATGATTCTAGATTTTTGTTTTATGATGTAAAAGCAAAGAAAATATGTCCCGGAGGAGGTTTTCACAAGTGGCATTACGAATCATCCACCGTCATCTCAAGTACGAGAATCATGGTTGTTCAATTATATTTAAATACTGTGGAAGAGGGTGGTGAAACTGAATTTTTGTATGTCAATAAACGTATTCCATCTGTTGAGGGTAGGCTTGTAATATTTCCTACAGGATATACGCATACACATAGGGGAAATCCACCAATAGGACAAGAAAAATATATTCTTACTTCATGGGGAGTGATTCAAAATAGATGAAGTATAATACAGTAAATTTATTTCCCACGACAATATACATCGGAGAGATTGACAATCATCTCAAGTATAAAGATGAATTTTATAAATTATATTCAAAATATGATTATGAAGAGAATGAAGATAATAATACCGTTAGTGAAAATGTAGGTAAACCATTACTTCATTTAGAAAACACACTGAACCCTTTATTTGAAGATATTGTATCTCATATAAAGTCTTATGTGTATGATGTTCTTAGATATAAAGAACTATTTGATTTTGTAATAACAAAGACCTGGTTATCAAGGCACAGAGATCAAAGAGTGATACCTTGGCATATTCATGCTACTAGTCACATTTCTTTCATTTATTATGTAAATACTCCTCCTAATTCTCATAAATTAAAATTTGGAAATCCAGATTCAAAAAATAATTTGTGGTGGGGTAATAAAGAAGGTAAACGTGACAGTTTAAAAATGATTGAAGAATATAATGAACTTAATGCAGAATCATTCTTTATATCACCACCAGAAGGGACTGTAGTTTTGTTTCCTGCCTCACTTCAACATTCTACAGAACATGTTTTCGGTTTTGATGGTGAAAGATTGGGAATAGTTGGTGATTTAAGTATTGTGTTGAAAGAAGAATATCTTAATTATTCTACAGGTTATATAAATCCAAAATACTGGAAAATTTTTGTATGAAAATACTATTAAAGATAGAAGAATATCTTCCTGAGACACAACAAATTGTAGTCAAATTTTGTAGTTCGCAATCAGAAAAACCTATTGATGAAGTAAAGGCACTTGCATTTGACTTGAATAATTTTTGTCTACAGGATACTGAATTATTTTTAGAAAGTCTAACAATACGTGGACAAGAGATAATAGATAGATATGAGCAACTTCAATATGGAGAGTCTATTGAGAATGGACCATTAGATATTGATAGTTTATCTGGTAGGGTAATTGAAAGTAAAAAACTAAAAATAAAAAAATTACTTGCGATGAGAAAAGTTGAATTATGAAATACACGAGATTTTTTAAAAAATGTGATAATTTTTCTATTTGTTCTGAATTAGGAGACTCTGATTGTATTGTTGCAGAGCACACTAATGAAAGAAAAACATTATACCAAATCGTAGTGTGTGGGTCTGGTAAAGTTGCCCGACCATTTGAATCTGAATTCAAAGTACTTGATTCATCAGATAATAATTTTATTAATTTGAAAGAATATTTGCATGACCATACCGTATTTCATTCGACTGAACCATTTCTCATATATGGATTTAATACTTTAAGTAAAGATGTGGATTGGGATGGAAGATTAGTTACAGAGTCTTTTACTGGTGATGATATGAGTTGGTTAATATGTTTTGATGGAAGTCCTGTAGTTAATGGTAAAGTATTACAAAGATTGGATTATGCAAAGTTAGAACAAAAACTATATGACATAGAGATAAACGATGGTTTGATTGGAATCTTCACAAAAAAATGATAACACAACGAGATTTAACAGATTTATATGAATGGGCAAGAGATATTGACTTCCCTACCAAGAAAGCACCTACTATTGATGGTTACTCCAATAAAGTAATTGACTATTATTGGATTAAACATGCTCAGAAGTTATCTACAAAAACAATAATTAGAGATAAGTTGATGACAGATAGAATACGTGAAATATATAACAATGACGATATATTGTTTTCTAATTACGTCACATTTTATCCTGGAACTATACTGAAACCTCATAAAGATCCTGACATTCTAAGGTATTTGTATAAAAGAATACAAATACCTCTAAAAGTTCCTGATATTGATAAATGCTATATGAATTGGATTGATATAAATGAAGGTAAAGTTATATGGGAAGAGGGTGTGCCTCAAGTTTGTGATGTTATGAATAACTTACATGAAGCATTTAATTATTCAAACAAACCATTAGAATTGTTATTTGTTGATGTAAAATTTGATGTGGAAATTAAATGATGGAAAATATTGAAGCTAACTTATTTGAAAATCCATTCCCTCATGTAATTTTTCATAATTTTTATAATCAAGAAGAATTAGATCTTATATGGGAAGAGTTAAACTTTTATACTAAACCAGGAAAATTATTAGAAGCAAAAGATTTTGGTGGAGTTGTCGATAAAACAAATTCACATGCTCTATTATTAGATGACATTTATAAGAATAAACATAGAGCATTGTCCAATATTTTGACCGCAAATAGAAAAGTGTTTGATAGTGCAGTATTAGAAACTTTTGCACAGGCACATGACTGTTGTTCTATTGCTCCATATTCTAATTGGGATTGTACCAAAATCAGATATTATCATAATGATGAATATTATGAACCACACATTGACAGAACTATGCAATTTCTTGCTTTTTCATATTTTTACAAGGAACCTAAGAAATTTAGTGGTGGTAATCTAATCTTTCCAAAATATGATTATAAGTTTGAGTGTCCAAATAATTCACTTATCATGATGCCTGGATGGGTGGAACATGGAGTATCAAAAGTTAAAATAGAAGACTCAGAGTATTATGATGGTTACGGTAGATATTCTATTACTTCTTTCTTTGGGAACAAAAAGACTTGACAAGACTCTAAAAACCCTGTAGACTACCTTTGTTAGGGTTGAAGAGGAAGCTATAAGACACTTTAAGAACCGTCTACCAGGTCGCACTGGGGACGGTTTTCTGCTATAATAAGAAGGTAATCGAGGGACACCTTTGACCATCACTCTCAGACCCCATCAACGCAAAGCACTGAATGAGATGCTGGCATATGACAAAGGTCAATTGATCATCCCTACGGGTGGTGGTAAGACCTTGTGTATGATACATGATATTGTTGAGAATCAAAAGTATATTGATAATGGTTCTACTATTGTTGTTGTAGCACCACGTATTCTGCTTGCTGAACAACTTTGTAGTGAGTTTCTGGAAGTCATCGATACAACTCACACACATGTGATGCATGTTCATAGTGGTGAGACTTCTCACTTCTCTACAACAAAAGCAGAAAAAATCAATCTGTTTGTAAATACGGCAAGAACTGCTGGTGAGAATGTAGTAATCTTTACCACATATCACTCTTTACATCGTCTTGTAGAAGCAGATATCGAAGTCAATACGATTTACTTTGATGAAGCACATAACTCAGTTCAACGTAACTTTTTCCCTGCTACGGAGCACTTTTCTAATGATGCTGATCGGTGTTACTTCTTCACTGCTACACCTAAGCATTCTCTCTCTATTTACAAGGCAGGGATGAATGATGCTGAGGTCTACGGTAAAGTCATCTGTAACATTCCTGCTCCTACATTAGTAGAGCAAGGATACATTCTGCCACCTAAGGTTGTTGTAAAGCAACTGGATATGGTTCAGGATAAGCAGATGATTGCTGATCGTGATTGTCAGAATCTGATTGATACGATTGATGAGAACTCACTGGATAAGATTCTGATTGCCGCACGTTCTACCAAACAGATTATCAAACTTCTGAGTCAGTCTGACTTTCGTAAAGAGTTGTCTGAACGTGGTTATTC